TTTGGTTTATTGCCCACTGTGACAACAAGATCGGACAGCGGGAGAAGTGTAACAATAGTGGATGGGAAGATAAAAAACCAAAGTCACACAACTGGAACGACTTACGGAATAACATTGGGGCAACTAATGAGAGAGAACTTATTACCGACACCTCAAGCATCCGACTTTGTGAGCACAGTTCAAGCAAACAATCACTCGTTGAGACATCTCGAACACAACACAGGATGGACAACAAAGATTTTGCCGACTCCCAACAGTTTCGATTGGAACACAGCGAGAAGCGAGGAAACATTGATCAAGGCAAAAGAGAAACACAAAGAAAAGGGAGTAAATTTGCAAAACAGCCTAAGACAGATGGCTGGTCAAGGTTCCCAACTAAATCCCCTATTTGTGGAGGAAATGATGGGATTCCCAGAGAATTGGACTCTATTACCTTTCCTAAATGGAGAAATGAGTCAATCAAAGCATACGGAAACGCAATAGTTCCACAAGTTGCATACCAAATATTCAAAGCAATTCAACAATATGACACTAACCATTCCCAAACTAACGGCTAAAGCTCAAAAGATATTCAATGCATACATAAGGCAAAGAGACTCCGAGAACGGACTATTCACTTGCATTTCTTGTGGTCAAGTCAAACCAACCGAACTTATGGATGCTGGACACTATGTTCCACAAAAGAACTCAAGTGCATTAAGGTTTAATGAATACAATGTAAATGGAGAGTGTAAGTCTTGCAACGGATTTGATCAGTTCCATCTTATCGGCTACCGAAAGAACCTCATCAACAAAATAGGAATTGAGATGGTTGAATACCTGGAGACTCACAATAGAGAAATCAAGAAATGGTCTCGCACCGAACTTTTACAAATCATCAAAGATTACAAGCTATGACAATAAAATATTCAAATCATAAAAAACAGTTTATACCTTATTACAAAGGATTTTATTTAAGAAAAGGCACATTTCCAATGTTTAACAAGTGGAAATATTTGCAAATTGCTTTTTACCAACACACTTTATTTATCACTTATGGCAAAGAATATCAATAAAAAATAACCTATGATTACCATAGCAGCACAAATAGAGGGCATTGCCTCAAGAAAGGACAAGACAATCAAACTAACATTGGGAACCCAAGAGATGACTCCAAATGATGCAGCTCAAATCTTCAACCTCAATCAAAAACTTTGTTATGTTGCTCTCAAAGAGGAGCACTTTACCCAAGAGGAGGAAACTCTTATTGCCGACCTTAAAACAGACTTTGACAATATCAAATCCCCATCACAACGATTTAGAGCCATTTTGTTCGTTAATTTTCAGCAGCGACCAGATGGGTACAAAGATTTCCAATCGTACTACCTTGCGAAGATGGATGCCCTTTGTGAGCATTTTAAAAACAAATTAGACTAACTTTGTTGTCAAACATTAACCAAATGCTAATAGGAGAAACAGAATTTTTAACAATACTAAGAGAAAACGGAGGACTTTATGCAAAGACTGCTAAAGCCATTACCGAATTAACTGGTGTGTCCATCTCAAGACAAGCGGTTTACCAAAGAGCCCAAAATTATCCAGAGGTTCTAAAGGACATCAAAGAGGAGATTATCGATGGTGCAGAGGATGGATTGGCTGACTTGATGAAGTGCGATGACAACAGAATTAAACTTGAGGCAATCAAACTTTACCTAAAAACTCAAGCTAAATCAAGAGGATATGTCGAAAAACAAGAGGTTGATTTAAGCGGATCAATCAATATAAACTGGGAAGAAAAAAGAACATACGTTGGAAATAACCCATCAATCTAATGGAATTATCCATAAAACAAACCATTGCACTTGATCACTTAGAAGACAACACAACACTTGAATTGCTATTCGGTGGGGGTGCTGGAGGTGGCAAGACTGCATTGGGAGTTTATTGGCAACTAAAGAATAGGTTAAAATACCCAAATACAAGAGGTCTTATTGGTCGTGCCGTTCTAAAAACACTAAAGGAAACAACATTGGTTTCACTATTCCAAATTGCTAAGATGCAAGGATTGGAGAGTGGCAAACACTACAAATACAATGGACAATCAAACCAAATCGAGTTTTTTAATGGATCAGTAATCTTGTTAAAGGATTTATTTGCTTATCCATCCGATCCAAACTTTGATGAATTGGGTTCCCTTGAGATTACCGATGCATTTATTGATGAGGCAAACCAGGTAACCGACAAGGCTAAAAACATAGTAAGGTCAAGGATAAGATACCAACTTGATGAAAACAACTTAATTCCCAAAATACTTTACACTTGTAACCCAGCTAAGAATTGGGTTTATTCGGACTTTTATAAACCTCAATTGGATGGCACTTTGCCAACATCTAAGAAGTTTATTCCATCCTTAATTGATGACAATCCGTTTATATCAAAGCATTATAAAGAATCTTTGTTAACTTTAGACACGGCATCCAAAGAACGTTTGTTGTTTGGTAACTGGGAATATGACAATGATCCATCAACTTTAATTGAATATGACAAGATTATTGATTGCTTTTCTAACACATTTGTTCCTAATGGTTCGCCTTACCTTACTTGCGATGTCGCTCGTTTTGGTAACGATAGCACTGTTATTGGCATTTGGCATGGGCTTCGTGTTCGTTTCTATCAGTATCGCAATAAGTCCGTTGTGGAAGTTGCTGACATCATTAAATCCCATCAACAAACCCACCAAATCCCAACAAGTCACATAATAGCGGATGAGGATGGCATCGGAGGGGGAGTTGTGGACATTCTGCGTTGCAAGGGATTTGTGAACAATAGTTCGCCTTTAGATAACCCAGTTACACTAAAGAAAGAGAACTTTGACAACCTAAAATCTCAATGCTACTTTAAGTTAGCAGAGAAGATAAACAACAATGAGATTTACATCGAAAACGATGGAAATATAAAACAATCTATTATCCAAGAGTTAGAACAAGTGAAACAAAAGGACATGGATAAGGATGGCAAAAAAAGAATTTTACCAAAGGATAGTGTCAAAGCGTTGATTGGTCGTTCTCCAGACTTTAGCGATGCAATGGCAATGAGGATGTATTTTGAATATTCGCCAAAATTCTCCGTTGCCGTTTGGTAATTACAAAAATTGTAACTTTGAACAAATAACTTAATATGGGTGTACTTGATTTTTTTAGTAAAAAGAAACTCCAAACTGTTGTTCCAACTTATCCAACGAGTTCCCAAATAGCAATACAAAAAGGAATTGTAACATGGCAAGGTGCAAATGCACAAGGTTATGTTCGAGATGGTTATCAAGCAAACGACATTGTTTATTCAATAATCAAACTAATTACGGACAAAGCAAAGTTGGCTCCATTCCACGTTTATAAGGAGGTGGACACTCAAGCTGCGGCTCGTTATAAAGCCTTGATGAAACAACCAGATAAAATCACAAACTGGCAAGAGGTAAAAGAATTGCACACAAAAGCGTTTGAGATTTACACTGGCGATGCAAGACTAAACGACTTATTGAAATATCCAAACGAGGAAGACACTTTTGCTGACTTAGTTGAGCAATGGTGTGCATTTAAACTAATCACTGGAAATACATTCATATATGCAAAACTTATCGAGGGAGGTGCAAACCAATCAAAACCATTCGAGTTGTACGCATTACCATCTCAATACATGGCTATCATCGCAGACGTGGAAGTCTTTCCACCAGTGCGAGTGGGATACCAATTATTCTATGGTAAGTTGTGGTCATTTGATCCAAAAGAAATATTGCACGACAAATACTTTAACCCAGCATGGAATGTAACTGGTAACCAGCTTTATGGTCAATCGCCTTTATTAGCAGCGGCAAGAACCTTGACTCGTTCAAATGAGGCTAAGACTGCTGCCGTTAGTGCGTTTGAGAATGGTGGACCAGCTGGAGTTTTATACTTTAATGATGACCGATTTGATCCTAATAGTGGAGCACAACAAGCCCAAGCACTTAAAAAGTCTGTTGGCGAAAAAAGTGGCTCATCAAACTACAATTCAATTGCCGTGTCTGGTTACAAGGTGGATTGGAAACAAATAGGATTAAGCCCAGTTGAATTGAACATTATCGAGAGTGAAAAGTGGGATATGAAATCACTTTGTAACATTTATGGTGTACCATCTCAATTGTTAAACGATAGCGATAACAAAACATACAATAACCAATTAGAGGGAGAGAAAGCATTGACTTTGCGTTGTGCTATTCCTTTGCTTGATGGTATTGCAGAAAATTTAAACCGAAAGTTAAAGAGTGATTGGGGTTATCGTGGGCAAAACATTTACATTGGATATGACATCAAAGTCTATCAAGAATTAGAGGCAAACAAGACAGAACAAGTGGATTGGTTAGATAAGGCTTGGTGGATTGCACCAGCACAAAAAATGGAAATCATGGGCATTAAGACTCCAGAATATATCCCACAAGAGGAAATGGAGAAACTTTACATCCCATCTAACTTACAAGCACAAGATCAGTTTATGCCATTAGATTTACCAACCGACCAAAACCCATAATATGCAATTTGTAGAATTTTTAAGCCATTTACTTGATGCCAAAGAGCAAACAATTGTATGGCACAATCAAACGATGAGTTATGCAGAGCATAAGGCATTGGATAAGTTTCAAGATGAATTAGCCGAGTTGTATGATGGGTTAGTTGAGAGTGTGAGTGGAATCTATGGTCGCCCAAAGGGTTATTCTGTGGGAACATTGCAAGACTACAAAAGCAGTGACCAATTGATGAAATACTACAAAGAATTGTATTTATACATCCAAACCGAAAGAAAGACTATCTATCAAGAATCTTGGGTGCAAAACCAAATAGATGAGATTGCTCAATTGATTGGCAAAACACTTTACCTTTTAACTTTAAAATAATGAAACACATTGACATCGTTCTTAAATCATTAAACGATTTAAGCAAACACTTAGAAGAAATCAAGGCAACAACTGGTATGAATAAGATGGGTGTCACTCATGCAGCCGAGTTAGTTGCTAATGGTAAAGTAAGCAAACCAAGTTCTTGGAATCCACCAAGTGCAAACGAGGAGAATGCTTACATCAAAGAAAATGGCATGGCAAAGTACGGAATGTGGTTTCTTGGTGTTGATAGCAATGTAAGTGCGGAAGACAAAGGACATTGGCATTACATTTACACAAGTGACTTTAAAACTGTTGATCGTGCTGGATTGATTGCAATCCGCCAAAGGGCTGGTCAACAAAAACAAACCGATGTGTTTAATGCAGCTGGTAAGTTATTAGAGAAAATTGATGCATAAATGATCTGGCACGACTATCGTAAACTTTACGAGAATGCAATAAAACAATATTCCCCTAAGTTCAAGAAAGAACTACAAAATCAGGTGGATGAGTTTTGTCGTACCCAAGATTATGCCTCAATAACAGATAAAGGGCTCAAAAAGACCATTAAAAGGCTTCACGTTGCCTTAGGAACCAAAATGGCTGCCATTTCCTCAAGAGACATTAAAAAGTCCGTTAAATCGGCTGAATTGCCCCAAGAAAGCAAATCCGAGCAAACCGATATATGGGCATACACTATTTTGCAATTCTTAGACCGAAAGGGAGTTGATAATTTAGCACAAGAATTAACGGACACAACCATAAAACAAATACAAGCATATTTATCCAAATCCTTAACGGAGGGATTGACTATGCAAGAAACGATTAAGAATCTTCAATCCGCTGGGATAACAAACTATCGTGCCGAGTTGATTGCAAGAACCGAAACGGCAAAAGCCGCTAACATTGGTTCAATGGTTGGGGCAATTTCAACAAACTTGGTAACTGTTAAAGAATGGATTTCGGCTAAAGACTTTAGAACGAGAAGAATCCCAAGAGATATGTTTGATCATCTTGCAATGGATGGAATACAAATCCCAATGGATGCGTTTTTCCAAGTGCCAACCAAGAAAGGATTTAACGAACCAATGTTACATCCTGGCGATGTTCATGCATCCGCTGGGAATGTTTGTAATTGCCGTTGTACCTTAGGTTATGAGGCACAAAGAGACACAAATGGGAAATTAAAGACATACACAAACAATCCACCAATGGGCGATGCTGGATTAATTTTTAACTTACTCTCAAATTCAATAGGGAGAGAAATCTCTCAACTAATAGCGGAGGCAATCCTATAACAAAAAAAATATTAACTTTGGCTTATGAAAACATTTCAATCTAAAGATATACTTATCCAAAAGGGCGACACTCCATACTCTGTGATGGATGTTGACATGGCACAACGTAGAGTTAAAGCCGTATGGGCAAGATGTGGCAATGTTGATCTTGACAATGACATCATCGTTCCAGAGGCATTTACAAAGACTATCAAGGAAAGAGGTCCAATGGGCAAAAACTTAGTTTGGTCTTTGGTTGATCATTGCACCGAAATGGATGCCGTAATTGGTAAACCAGAACAATTATACATCGAGGGCGATATGCTTATTGCAATCACTCCAATTGTTGAAACCGAGAAAGGCGAAGACATGATCAAGATGTACGATGCTGGGTTAATCAACCAACATTCAATTGGCTTTAGTACCTTACAATCAAACGTTGACAAAAAGGGAATTAGAACTATCACAGAATTGAAGTTGTATGAGGGATCAGCCGTTTTATGGGCTGCGAACCCAGAGACTCCGACTTTAGATGTTAAAGGCGAGGTTAAAAAAGAACAATTAGTTGACCGATTAGAGAAACTATCAAAGGCATTTAAGTCTGGTCGTTTTACCGATGAGACATTTGCTTTGATGGAAATCGAAATAAAAAAGATACAAGCTGAATTATTAGCAATTCAAATCGTTGATGAAATCACTCAATCCGAGCAATCAATTGAGCCGAAAGTTGATGAGAAGAAAGAAGATAACGAGCAAGTATTAAAGGCAATCCAACAATTTAACAATCTATTTAAAAAGTAAAAAATGGAATTAGAAAACCAAATCAGCCAAATGGCTGAAAACGTTAAGGGCATCAAGAGTGATGTTGCTAACGAAATTGAATCAGCAAAGACTGAAATCAAGAGTGAAATCAATGTAGTTAAGGATGAAATGCAAAAGCAAATTGATGGTGTATTAGCATCTCAAAAGAAAGCTGAAGCTAAGAAAGAATCTAAGACTATCGATCAAATGATCCTTGAGAAATTAGATGGTAAGATGGGCGAGTTCGAGATGGCATTAAAATCATCTTCTGGCTCTTATCGTATCGAATTACCAGAGGTAAAAACAATGTTATTAAGCAATAGCTTAACTGGTGATCCAGTAGCTACATATGCTCCTAACCAAGCTATTTTCCCATCTCAAAAGATCAACTTTAGAGATTTAGTGCCAACAGTTCGTTCTACAACTGGATTGTATGTGTACTATGCTGAAGATACTGGCGAAACAAACAACATCGGTAAGCAAACAGAGGGTAACGATAAAGGCGAAAACAACTACGCATTAACTGAAACTAAAGTTGTTACAAACTACATCGCTGGTTTTACAACTTTCTCTAAGCAAATGAGCAAGTCTTTACCTTTCATCTCTCAAACTTTACCTCGTTTGTTACAAAGAGATTTCTTTAAGAAAGAGAACGCATTATTCTTCGCAACTGTTTCTGCTGCTGCAACTGGTAGCACTACAACTGCTGAGACTAACGACTTATTACAATTAATCGACTACATCGGTAACCAAAAAGCTGCTAACTACAACGCATCTTATGTGTTAGTAAGTGAGGCTCAAATGGGTAAGTTATTGAAAGCTACTGTAACTGCTGGTTACTATGCTGGTAACGGATCTGTAATTGTTAATCCTAATGGTGGCATGACAATCTGGGGTGTTCCAGTTGTATCTGCATCTTGGGTAACTAACGACAAGGCTTTAGTAATCGACAACGACTACATCGAGAGAGTAGAAACCGAATCTTTAGCAATCGAGTTCTCTTACGAGAATGGAACAAACTTCCAAAAGAACTTGATCACTGCGAGAATTGAGTGCATGGAAGAAATCAACTTAATGTTGGCTAACTCTGCTATCTACGCTACA